TGCGAAACCTTGTCCGCGGCGCGTTGGTAGGTTTTGTCAAGATAGGGGTTCTGCATCATAGAGCCGCTGGCAAAGGGACTTCGCTCGATATCGCCTCCCCTCATGGCCTGCATCTCGCCCCTAGCGCCCTCACCGCCACCGGCCATTACATCCGAGGTGGCTTGGCGACGTGTCCCGAAGTACGGATCACCTTGGTCCAGAAGCCCACTGGCTTCGTGCCTCCCCCGCGTCTCCCCCGGTGCGAAACGCTCCTGCTGCATCGACGGGCCACCGGCTTCATCATATGAACGGAAGTCCGCGTCCTCATAGCGAGACCGCTCTTTGCCATCAGCATCTGTGTACTTAACAAGGCGCGCGCCGGGCATGTAAAAATCCCGCCCAAGATCCATGCGGGCCTGTGCGTCACCCTGTGCCCACCATGCCCGGTCTTGGCTGGTGGTCATAGTGTCTGGTGCTCCTCCTCCGCCCATTTTAATGTACCTCCTCTTCGCGTCTAAGTTCGTGCTCACGAAATACCTGTGTGCCGCGCCGATCCATCTCGCGTAATGTTGCTGCTACGTCACTCAGGGCTTCGGCAGTACGCCGCCCGTTCTCTGACAATTTCTCGAATACCGAGTCCTGCCTAAGCATACTCGCCTCTTGACGAGCATCCACATCAGCAATCCGGTCATCCTGACGGGAATCAACAACCCCCTGAAACGTGAGGATTGTAGTCAGCACAAACACTGAGACGGACATACCGCCTGCCACCACCCACCTCATCTCTGATCCGATTGCCGCCACTCAAGTGCCTCAAGGTTCTTCATATAGATCCGCTCTTTAAGCGAAAACCCATAAGCCTTGGCTAAGCGCTCCCAGCCCGGACGGCTGCTTCTCATAACGATATCAGTATATCCAAGCTCTGAAGCCATTTTTTCCAACTCTTCAAAAACCACCTTCGATGCCCCGGGCTCGCTGCATATTGCAAACCACACGAGGAAACTCCGGCCTCCCGTAAACTGATCAACGGGCTCCTGAGATACTATCACAAAGCCCAAGTATTTCTTAGTGTCACGTTGAAAACACACCACCAACCACGCACGGTCCTGTTCGATCACGTCGATGATCTGAGACGGCTTCAGGGGCGACTTCGACTTTTTCAATACTGTCAGGAGGTCATTAACTATGAGCGGGTAATACTTCATAACACCGGGCCCACTGACTTTTACAAGCGAAAGGTCCTCCTCGGTGTACGCCTTCCACTGAATAGCCCCCGGGGGTGCTACAGGCTTTTCTGCCCCACCATCGGATACCAGAACTCCCCGTCGTAAATCAGGCTCAGCGTCTGATCCTTGTTCCCGTTCGTCACCGTCATGGTCGCGGTCTGCAACTTCAGGTTCCCCGTCGCCCCGTCCACTCGGATCAGTTTGTAGTTCGTGGTCCCGTCGTGCGTCAGGATCAGGTGGACGATTCCCCGCATGGTCATCTGTCCAGCTGGCGGGTACAGATACTTGATCTCCACCAATGTTAACGGAGACCGAATCACTTGAATGGACGAGGTTAATGTGAGGGTTTCGCTCGCGACTAGGGACCCCAAGGGGTCCGTCCCGCTCACTCTCGCTTGCGGGTCCATCGTCAGAAAGTTCAACTGCGCTTTCAGATGACTCAGGTAGTTCCCGATGCTCTCCAGAAGGGTCCGGAGCCACCTCTCCCCCTGCGGCGGTGATACCAGATTCGGACTGGGCAACTGTAGGTTCATCGTGGGCCTGCTTCGTCATAATCAATATCGAAGCCCGAAAGCTCCTGTCCTCCCGTGAACTCAAACAAAAACTTGAAGTACCGTGCGTTCCCCCGCAAAGAAAACCACCGCGAGGCGTCTCTGCTCCCCATGGTACCGGAAGAAATGACTGTCCACAGCTGGTCTAGATCATTTCGGCCAAGCACCGTCAGCGACGTGTGGTTATCCGGATCGTCGCCCAAGTCATTCCATAGGCGTGCCGCTGGGCCATCAACAGAGTTCGCTAGGTCTACCTCTACGAATCGGGGGCGGATTCCGCGCAGGAACTTGTACACTACTCCGTCCCCAAAGTCTCCCGTCTGGACAAGCCCTCCGCGATACGGCCACACTGGGGTACTCAGGGTGGTGGTCTTGGGGGCGTAAGCAACGACACCCGCGGGGGTCAGTGCTCCAGCTGCGTCCACAACGGCGCTAGCGTAGCCCGACACATATCCAGCAGTACCCACGATGCTACCACCTGTGTACTTCAGAGTGTTTGTTCCGGGCGATGTGGTGGTAGCCTCGCCGGGGTTCATCAAAGAGCTGCCCCACGTGAGCGCTCCGCCGCCTGTCAGGCCCTGAAACGCTGTGATGCTCCCGAAATCCGCGTACGTTACCCCGGTGTTGGTATCGAAATTAGGATATACCACCGCGGTGGTTGTCGCTTCACCAATGGCCCACCGCTCAGTGTCCACGCTCCATGCCACCCACCGGTCACAGTAGTCACCAGCGGTACTGGGCTTGCGGCCCACGGACGGATAGTGCCAGAAGACTACGTTGCGGACTCGATCAAACCGCCCCTGCACGAGCCCTAGACGTGTACGATCTAGGTCACCGTGGGTGCCGAAAATCTTCTCGTACAAAGGATTTGGCAAAGACGCGGCACCGCCTCCGGACTGGAACTCGTAGAAATTGTCGTAGCCCATAGAGACATGGCGCTCACCAAGGTCCACAACGGCGTCATGGGATACCGCTCCGGCCTGCGTGGAAACTAGGTCGTTTGACCACCCCGTAGAGAACGACAGCATGTGCGTCGCGCGGAGCTTATAGACATAGACGCTCCGACCAATGGTGTGGATGCCTGTAATCTCACCCGGGGTGTCAAGCAACGCGAAATACTCAGAGAGGTTCTGGTCACCCGTTGTCCAGTAGTCGTACTTTCCAAAACCGCTTACCCACACACTTACGTTCTGGTTGCTGGAAGGGGTTGTAGCGCCGTCCAAGTTGGCCAATATAACGAAATTGTTAGCGACAGCGACGTACTTTGCTTTAGGTGGGATGCCCTCAACATTAATGAATTTGGTCGTGGCGTCGTCCCAGTTTTGCGGGAGGTTGCCGCTCGACACCGCGATAGTGATGTCTCCCAGTTGCGCAAAGTGCCAGCGGCCCTCCACTCCGGGGTTTGAGTACGCGCCGCCATCGCTGGTGCGGTTCACCTCAGTCCATGAACCCGACCCCGAGTTGGGAGTTAGCTGTCCCAGATACAGGTCGGTCGCTGTGCCCGCAAAGAGCTTGGTCGAGTCGTCTAGGTACGAAGCGACATACGCCCCCAAAATTCTATTGGTCGCATCGGGGGCGGGAAACATCTCCGTCGGGTCAATCAGGCTCTTGAAACCACGGATGGTGGGGTAGACGTTGTAAGTACCAAGGTTGCGCGTCACCACATTACCTTCGGCATCCACGACCTCGACATCGGAGCCATCAGTAAGAATAGCCGGATTGTTCGTCAACGAGTCCGGACTGTAGGTTGTCAGGTTTACCCGCTCGATAGGCATATCAGACCCCGGCAGGACTAATGGTGGCCAGAAGCTCCCGCTCCTCCGTCTTGGTCACCAACCGGTTGTACTCCAGCTCGGACATCTTCTCCTGTGCCTGTGCAATCTCGAACTGCTGCAAGACATCAGCGTAGATGAGTCCCTTGGCGTAGCATCGGATCATGCGCTCTGCCTCGTTAAACCAGAAGTTTGTGAACGACGCGTCGTCGTTCAGCTCGGGTGCCGGGATCTTGGCCGAATATCGCAAGCGGAGCTTGTAAGGTGCGGTAGACTGCACAGCAGCAGCCCCCACCGAATTGCTGTACTTCGGGGCTTGGGGCAACGGGTACACTCGGATCCTGCCCGTGGCGTAAGCCGACGTGGCTGCTCCATCAAAGGCCCAATAGGACGGAACCCCTTCGAGCGGGCCAGATGTCGAGCTGCTCGACACCGTATCCATCTGTTCAAGATCTTCGTACGACAACTTGGTGAGCTGGGTGACAATCGCGTTGTCGTCGAGCGACACGTACAAATCTGACGAATAATCAGACGGCAACGCGTACTGAGCTACCGCCTTCCCGTCTACGTCCTCGGACGTAGTGGATGTATCGACGATACCCGTGACCTGATTGATCCACAGAGGCTCGTCTTGGAAATGTTTGATCGCATCAACAATCGACTCCTTTATCTCGGTATCGACATCTGTTCGCTGAAGGTCGCGCCTGATGCGGTCACGTGTTTCTCCGAATGTACCCATAGTGTAAAACCAAAAAGGCCGGGAACCGGATATACCAGCCCCCGGCCTTTGCTAAGCCTGAATCAGACTTTGTTTACTTTTTAACGCCGTGCGGATTCGTGTCATCCGAAAGCGGTCCGACACGGTCCGCGCCAGAGCCACCGTCCGAATACTTCGCCGTGGGGTTCGCGCCGGAGGTGTCGAGTCCCTTGTCCGCCGCATCTTTTTTGCTCTCGTTGTTCGCCATTTTTCATTTCTCCTTATGAGCGGTCAAGGAACTCAGTGGTGTAAGTAATAGACACGCCAATCTTTTTGTTACCCGTCAGGGCCGCAGTGAAAACAACCACTGCGTCAGTATCGGCAGTAAACGTCTTGGGAAGACTGAGATTACCACGATGAGTCAAAGCCGTGGTCGAGTCAAAATCAACAGCCGCAAGGAATCCATCGGGGTCTGCGGTCCAGCCCAGTGTCACGTTTCCGCCACCGGCACCGTCTACGCCACCGACCTTAATGTCGGTTACGGTAGCATTTGCGGGAATCTTTGCGAAATGAATAGTGTCCGCACTGGAAGTTGTGCTGGTGTATTCCTGTGCAACCGTGACTGCGCCTGTATTGTGAATGGCGTTTTGTGCGCCAGATTCACAACGAGGAAGTGTAATAGTAGCCATTTTTCATATCCCCCTATCAGGTAATAGTCCCGCCGGTACCCGGCGAGTAAGAGGACATCACAATGGTGCCGAAGTCCTTGCTATTGAACTGAGTCTTCTTCATGCCGAAGACCAGAGCGGAGCTAACCCCGAGCTGATTTTCGTAGTCATTCAAGACTTCAGTCCATTTGAATTTGATGTTGCTACCGCTGTATCCGTAAGCGCGACCGAAGGCGATGCAGCCGGACTGCGCTCCGCAGAAGATTCCGCGAGCAATACCAGCCGAACCGAGATGCGTATTGTGCGCGCCGTTGATATCAGTGCTGATACCATACGGCACCCGGGCATCCTCGTGGATGACCACGCCGCTGTACATGCCGACGGCTCCGGTGAAGAGCGGGTTCTTGGTAATCTGACCACCCTGAAGCGCGGCCTTTTGGATATCCATCCACTGACCCGTCGCCGTGTTACGACGAAGATCATAGACCTGATACGGATGCAGGAAAGCAACATAGCAGTCCATGCCGTTCAGCTTGATCGGACGGATCGGGGTGGGAAGGGTGCGGGCCTTGATAACGGCCTTGTCCAACATGCGGAGGTTGAACGCAAACTTAGCCTGAGACGCCGCGTCAAAGGGACCATCGGCTGCCAGCTCGACCTCAGCAAGATCCACGGAGCTACAGTTACCAACAGCCGTAAGGTCGTCGGGGAGAACCGCGTAATCGGAGGCCAAGTAGTTCGAGACGCCCGACGACGCCTGCGTAACGGTCGGGATGAGAACCGAGTTCATGCCGCTATAGATGCTGTTCGTGTTGGTGGGGTTCGTGTTACCAGCGAGCTGGTTGATGAACGCCGTGTCGAGACGCTGCGACCACCAGTCAACAAGACCGGCCTGCGCCTCAGCGCGGAGATCGAAAGAGATCCGCTGCTGGGACATATTGCCAACAACCTTCACCGCGTGGCGAAGCTGGTTGACGGTAATGGTGTCACGGTACGTGACCAACGACTCTTCTTGACCCTCAAGGGTCGAGTCGCCAGCGATGCCAGCACCACTGAGCTGCATACGCAGACCATAGTGCAACGTGTCGCCAGCGCCTTTGCTGAGTTCGTCGCGTACCTGAATAACGCTGTCAGATCCGGTGCCGATGAACTTATCCATCTGAGTCGCTTTGAGGGACTCAACGAACAACTTCTTGGCCCAGACCTTTACAGCAAGATCGTCATTTGTGCCGAACGTGGCGTTCGGATTTGGACTGGCCATAAGGGCCTCCTTGCATTCTAAAAGGGTTGGGAGTTATTGAAAGTCTTCTAAACACCGTTGGGTCGCGTCGATGCGAACACGAAACAGGACCTTGGTTGCCTGATACCGGCTGCACTGCGTAGCAGCTACTCACGAATCGGGTCGTAAGGCCACCCGTCACCGTACTTATAAAACTACCCTAGTTGGAAAACAGGGTCAAGCCCCAAGCATCGACTCCAGAACCCCGGGGTTCTGGCTTCGGAAGCGGTCGAACTCGGCGTCAGACATTCCGGCCAAGCTCTCCAGTGAATGGGGAGAGCTGCCCGTGCTGCGTCCGCCACTGGTGCCGTTCGCTGCTCGCACTCCGGCTGCGACTCGATCTACACGAGCCTGACCGGGGTTGACCTGCGGCGCAAGCTGTCCGGCAGCGAAGCCTCGCTGCGCGGCGAGATTGTACACCACTTGTGCGGGGTTTTGCTTCCAACCCGAGAACTGACCAGAGGCGTCCTTGTTCATGCTGTTCTGCACAATCATGGACTTCTCGTTATCGAGAACCTGATCCACGGCCCCGTCGGCATACCCCATCGCCTGCAACTCTTTCCGACGGGTGCCGATCAAGAAGTTATACGCGTCCCAATAGTCAGACTTCTCACGGGCAAACGTGTCCTGCAATGACTGCGACTGCTGAATGATGGTCTGATGCTGGTTCTGCTGGAGCATGGACTGATGTAGGTCCACACCTTGCCGGGCCATCTGCCCGAGCCCCTTGAGCTGCCCCTCAACCTGATTAATGCGCCAGTTAGCAAAGCCGAGGGGATCGTCTTCCTCGTCGGGTCGCTCGGCTGCCACTGCCTGCTGTTGCTGCTGTTGCTGCTCGCGCTGCGTGCGCTGAGCTGACTCCTGCAAGCGGCGGTTGATGTTCTCTAGATTTGACCCTTGGTCGTCTAGTTTCCTCTCCAACTCCTGTCGGCGGCGTCGCTCGTACAATAGCTCCTGAAGAGGTATTCCCCCGCGCTGCTCGGGTTCGCTAGGCTCGGCGTCTGCGACCCTCTGCATAGCCTCTTCTGCGGCGGGCGGGGCAATCTCCTCGCCTTCATCTTCATCTTCGTCTTCAACCTCGACGTCGTTGGCTGAAAGGTAATCCTCAGTATCCACTTCTTCGTCGTCAAAAATTCCCATTATATCCTATGCTCGTTTAGGGATGGCGAACTGCGTTACCGGGAGAGATGGGCCCTCGGCCATTACCTCCGGTGCGCCCGGAGCAAGCAGTTCTGTCATCGAGTTGGGTGTCACAGATGTCTCATTCGCCAGCTGCGGATGCAGATGGTTATCGTCCGTCATGTCGTGCTCGTCACTAGATCTACGAGACTTCTTTTTCTTTTTCAAGCGACGCTTGGACTTCTTTCGGGAGCCAGCTTCTCGCTCCGGGCCGTCGTCGTCCATATAAACGCTACTGGGACCGAGGATGCCGCGGATTTTTTCAAAGAAATCCGCGGCATCTTCTGGAGAAAGCTGGTCACCTAGATTGAACAGCGTGTCGCCAGTGGGCAAGCCGTTCTTCTTGGATTTTATCTCATGCGGCATAGCTGCCTCCACCATCTACGTCCGCGTCCGGTGACCCGGAAGCAATGGCTGCGTCCAATGTCTCACGGGTTTCGGGCGGAAGATTCGGCCACAACGTGGCCAGCTCTTGGGGCCAGTACGCGGGGGCCTGATCTGCCGAGGCATCAAAACCGCCCTGCTCGCTCGGGATGCCCTCCCCCGGCTCACCGCCCATGGCCGCTATGGCATCTTCCTGTGATATCGGATCCACGTCGGAAAAGGGCAGCGGCGGTGCTGATGGTACCCCTTCATTGGGCACCATCCCAAAATGTCCGCCCTCATACTCTCGGGGCGGAAGACCGCCCTGTCTTGGTCGCTTGTTGATCATCATCGCCCCTAATCAAAGTTAAAGGGCGTTTTACCCTTGTCCGACTTAGCCTTTTTCTTGGACTTCTTTTTCTTCTTTTTCTTTTTCTTCCCGCCAAACTTCGGCTCGTCCAAAAACGCCGTCTCGGCGCTCGGCACGAACTCTCTCTTTGGGAAATCTTTCGGTCTCGCCATCATCTACCGCCTTTGCCCGGGAACCCGGGCAGTTTCAGTTTACCAAGACTATTGGTCTGATTCATAGTCCTGTCGCCACCTTCGTCCATCGACACAATGTCTTGGGCCTGACGGGCCATATCCAAGTTGCTCTCTTGCAGCAGGGCCTGCGCGCGCGCCTTGTCCAACTCGGCACCCGCCATCTTCTGCGCAATCTCCGCCTTCATGTACTCAGGGTTCTGCTCCTTCTTGGCCGGGAGCTGCTGACCCATCTGCTGACCGGCCTGCGCCTTGGACTCAATCTCACGCTTGATTGCACTCACTACTGAAGTTGGCAAAGGTGCGTAGTCCAGAAGCGCAATCGGAAACGTCCCCTGACGAACCAGCATCGGCAGCAGAGGCTGTAACTGCTCCCAGACTGCCATCTTCTGGTTGGGGTCAGACGGGCTGTCGTCCAACATCAGATCGTAGTTCTCGGCAAACGACTCCTGCAAGAGCTTCACGTACTGACTGTTGTACGGGCCACCGATCCGGATCAGCCTGCCATCGGTCATAAAGCTCTTCACGTAATCCAGTACCAGCAACGCCTCGGTTTCCCGGTAGCGCGAGTATGCTGTGAATATGGGAGCCAGAATCGTCAACGCCTGTGCTTGGCGCTTGGCAATGGCCGGACCGGGCTCAGAGCCCTCTGACTGCCCCATCATTTCCAGATTGATCCCCGTCACATCGCGCAACGACTCCAGACTGAACTGAATCATGGTTGTCGCGGCTTCGGGGAAAGGAGGCGGCGGCTCCACCTTCAACATACCGTTGGCCAAGGCCCCGGGCTTCAGATGGATAATCGACCCGGGCTTGGCCCAGTCGCCAGTGATCTTGCGAGGGTTCACAAACGCACCGGTCTCCGCAAGCATGGTCCCCTTCGGTGAGATGCTGAACAAATGCACCCCGAGAGAGAAGTACTTGTTCGCCCCGCGCTGGGGGTCCTTCATCGCCCGGACCAAGCCGTAGAACACATTGTCCTTGTTGTCCCAGTAGCAAGTCATGGCCTTGTACGTGAACGAGTCGGTTGGGAGCCGGTCTTCCTGTAGTACCACCGAACCAACGCAGAATGCGCGGCGGTAGACCCAGCGAGTCTGGCGCACGTGCGGCGGTGGGTCTTGGCCAAGCTCCCCGAGGCGCTTGACCAGTCGCTTCCACTCCTTCTCACTCATGGCCTTCAGGCCGGGCTCGGGGGCGGGGGGCTCCGCCTCTGGAGGGCGGGGTGGGGCGGCGGGCGGTGGTGGAGGGGCCTGCTGCTGCATCATCTGCTGCAACTGGGGCGGCAGCTGTGCCGGTTGCTGTGGGGCAGCGGGGGCCGGGGCCCCGGGCTGGGGTGGGGCCTGCTGCGGCTGCTGCGGCGGAGGGGCCATGGAAGTGGGCACGGAACCGCCCGCACTGCCCGCCTCGGGTAACGGCTCAGCAGGCTCCTCGGTCCCTGATCCCGGAGCCGTGGTGTCCACATCATCAGGGAAGCGGTAGACCACCTCTTTCTCACGCCACTGGTACTCCGACACCAGCATCATCTGCTTGGTGCTGCCCGTGCTCAGTGGGTTGGCGGTCGAGCCCGCCTTCACATCTTGGGCCCCGTCGGCGTAGGTGTCAGGTTGGTGGTTCGTCACTACCGTGGGGGTGAGGCTGTCCGACTGCTCGTCAGGAAACAAAGACGAGGACGCCATCTCGTCGCCGCGGACCTCGTCCTTCTTGTCCGGCCAGATCTCCTCAATCTCCTTGCGGGACATCCTCTTCTGCCGACATACCCAAGACGCGTCTGAAAGGTTCTGCTTGCGGGCCTCCTCGTCGAAGTACACCTGCTCGCCCGGCACGCGCTCCACGATGATCTTGCCGTCCAGCTCCGTGTCGAAGTCCATGTGGGTATGTACCCAGCCAATGCCGGACGTGATCATGTCCCGGAATGCCAGACTACGCTCGTACTCCCCCTGACATTGCTCCAAGGCCCAGATATAGGTGTCAGTCGCCAGATCACTCACACCCGCCGCAGATTCCGAATTGGGGTGGCGGGGGATGAAGATCATCTTCTGGCGGTGCTGGATCTCCGTACCAACAATCGAGTTCAGCATCGGAGCGATCCGATTGTACGTAATCGCCGGGCGCTGGGTCTCCTTCATCCGAGACACGTCAGACTCGTCCCATTGGTGGCCCGCAACGAAGTTCTCCGACTCCTCGGCTTCTTTGCGCCAACGGTCCTGATACTGCCGCGCCCGCTTCAAACAGGCCCGCAACCGGGTGATTGTACTAACTTGCTTCTCGTCTTTCGCCATTCTTCTCGTCCGATTCGCGCTTGTCCACGTAGCTCACGTATCTCCAGCCTTCCTGACAGGGACAGGGATTCACGAACTCTATGGTCGGGTTCGGTGGAACCCGTATCTCACACAACAGGCAACTTCGCTTGTCCATACGCCCATCCCCAAATCGAGAGCACAAAAGCATCAACAATCTGCGCAAGGTCTCCACAGCCCCGTGGCCAGAAGTGAGGCGATCCGCCTCCGGGAAGTCCTTTCGCATACGGTCCTGTTTGATCCTCTCCAGCCTCACGGCTCGGGCTTTGGCCATATTAGCACGAAGCTGCACCTTTTGTTCCTCGGTAACCCTACGTTTCTTCTTTGGCTCTTCTAAGCGCTCATCCACGATTCGTCCTCTCCCTCATAATCATTATCACCATCCTCGCCCTCGCTGGAAATGGGCCAGTCCAAAAACACCTTGTCGTCCAAGAATCTCGACAGGGCGTCCATCATATCGTCATGCAGCCCGCTTGGAAAAGTAAGGAACTCTTCGTTGCGGAACACCTTGACCAAGTCCAGCTCTTGGGACTCGTATTGAGTCCGATACCAGCAGCTGCGCGGAAAAAGAATCCGCCCATTCTCAAAGTAGGGAACCAGCCGCCGGACACGCTCCACTTTGGAAAGGTGTCCCGCGACAATTTGCAAATGAAACCGGTAGTTCAACATATCCATCTTCTCGGATAGATACGTCCCGTCAGCCTGCGCGCCGTACTGTTCATAGATCACGGATCGGATCGGCTTGTGCTTTCGGTGCAGACGGAACAATATGTCGGCTCGCTCGGTCAAGGATAGTTTGTCGCGGACCATGTCCAGCACGTACACGTTGCGATCCTCCCCGAGACCGATCACCATCATAGCGGTGTAATCAGATCGCTTGCGCTTGGAGTTCGCAGGGTCAACCAAAATGTACTTGTTCAAGGTCCGTGGGTCACACTCCTTGTACTGATGTGAATCAAACCACCGCGCCTTGAACGTCTCGCCGTCGGCGGCAACCGTGCGCTGTTGGTACAGACTGGTGAAGTCCCATGGACCGATGGCCTTGCGAATACGCGCAAGGCTCATTCCCTTCTCACCCTCGGGGCGGTCAAGTGGATAGCGCGCTGGCCACAACGCTTCGCCTTCGTCACGCCACCCCTCGTCGTACTCGGCAATCGCAGGCATGTTGAAAACATCCCAGCCGTCGTCGGCGTGCTCGCGCAACAGCCACCCCGCCAAGTCGTCCTCGTGCCAGCGCGTCTGAATCACCAAGATCTTCCCGCCCACCATGAGGCGGGTGTAGACAACGCTTGAGAACCAATCGTGGAGCTGTTGACGTAGACGCTCACTGCTCGCCTCTTCACGGTCCTTGATAGGATCATCAATGATAATCAGATGACCACCACGGCCCGTGATGCTCCCACCACGGCCCACGGCGAAGTACTGGCCCCCCGCATCCGTCGCGAAACGCTGCACACTGGCCGAGTCCCCCGATAACCGGCATTCCGGGAAAATCGTAGCGTGGGCAGGGTCTGCCAAGAAGTTTCGGACCTTGCGCCCGAAATCATCAGCAAGGTTCTGGGCATAGCTGCTGGCAATCACGTAATGGTCCGGGTGACGTCCCAAGTACCACGCAGGGAAGAACTGACTGCACAGGTTGGACTTTCCATGCCGGGGAGGCATGGTTATGATCACGCGGTCACGAGTCCCGGCCTCCACCTCATGGAGGATCTTCACCAGAAACTCTACGTGCTTGGGGCGCTCGAACGCGGGCCACAGGGTCCGCGCGTATGCCGCCAAGCTGTTTCTGGCAAACTCAATCGTCGCTGCTTGGAGATCCTTTTCTGTTGATGACGGCATTTGGTAACTCTATTGCTGTGGATGAATAGTCCTCGGCCAGCTTGGCCACCTCTTTGGGTGACATGGACAGGTGAACATTCACACTGTTCTTCTGGTCGGGCTTTAGATGACCGAGCAACTTAGCCTGTGTGACCAGCAACGAGCCCATGATCTTCAGACCATCCAAGGCGGTGCGGTACAGATTCTCGGTTTTTGCATCAGTCACGATGTCCTGTGCCTGTTGCAAGATACTGTCCACGGACCGGACCAGCATTTCTCCATACTCCGGGGACGACGGCTCCAACATCTCTTTGGCTGTGTGAGGAAGGTGGTTCTTGACGGCCTGCCGTGTAAGGTGCGCAGATTTTCCAAGTTTGGTGATAGTCTTCTCCAGATCCAACGAGGTTATGAGTTCACGATCAACGGCTGCTCGTGATGTAGACATACATACCACACAACGGCCGGTTACCCGTTGTGGTATGGCTGAAAAGACCGGGCTCGAAAACTTCGTGCCCCCACGGCGACTATGCTCACGCACTCATCGAAAGGTAGCGAACAAGCACTGCATTCGCGTCTACCTCCCCTGTAGCCAGCCGCTCACGCAAGTCATCGTGGAAAACGAACAGACCCTCGCGTTGCAGGATACGGCGAGCGGAGTCCTGTCGGTTCTTGGACAAGGTGTTCTGTCGGTAATACTTCCTAGACTGAGAGCGGACCAAGTGTGATGACTTATGGATCATGGTTCTGTGAGGAAAGTCTAGGGGACCGGGGACCTTGAATCAAGAGGCCGTAAGACGCTCCCGGATTTTTTGCTCAGATTTTTCCCGGAGTCCTATTTTATATACTTCCGCCCGCGCGGCTGACGGTCGAGGCGGTATGGGACCCAGAATCCCCTTGAATTATGGGTCTTTTCCAAGTGCCACGCGCGCGCATGAGGGGTCATGCGCCGCTTCCATTGTCTTGGCCAACCACAGAACCCGAATGATGCGGTGCGTCATACTGCATCGAGGCTTTTCGGCTAAGTCCTTGATTTCACTGAGGATTTGACGTTGTTTGCAGTCTCTGGACTAGCTGATAGACTGGTCTCAGTCGGCGGGATCACCCCGCCGCCCAACAGCCGCTCACGCGGTAGGAGATAGAACCATGGCACGAGTAACAAACGCAGACATCATCGCGGCGATCACGGCCCTCGCGGGGCGCGTCGAGGCGCTCGAGGGCGCGGGCACGGAACACAAGGCCCTCGCGGGGGCCAAGAAGGCCGCGCACACGGCCGCGTGGAAAAAACACGTCGACGAGCGGACCACCGCCCGCGAACGCGACTTCGCGGCCCACGGCGAGTATGGGTCGCCCGAGCGCAAGCGCCTGATCAAGGCGCTCCGCAAGGCGCTCGGCATCAAGAGCGCCGCCCACGGCCTCAATGCCCTGCTCGCGATGGAGCACGGCCTCACGGATGCGCAGATCGCGAAGGCCCTCACGGCCTGAGCGCGACCGCAACCGAGAAAGGGTCGCAACGCGCAAGCGTTGCGGCCCTTTTTTTTGTGTAGCGCTGGATCATCCGGCGCTCGTAACCGCGAGGCTCCACACGGGGTCCGCAAGGAGACAGGACATGGGAATTGGAAAACTAAACCGGGCGCTGCTCACGACGACGATGGCCGATGAGTTGGCCAAGGCGCTAGGGTCAGTCCAAGAGGAGTGTACCCACCTCGACAACACGTGGGGCAAGTACGAGGCTTGCTCATGCGAGGTCACGGACGAGGGGTGCGTGGACCACGCACTTCACGAGGAGCGTAACGAGGAGCTGGAGGACGGTCGCAACGTGGACCGCTTTCACCCCATCTCGGACCCCGACGAGCGCCGGGCATGGGAAATTGCAACACGGGGCATCATGCCCTTGCATCAGGAGGACTGACAAATGGAGATGTCGAAACGCGAATACGTCATTACGTTGGCCAAGGTGCGGCTTGCCGTACTCGGAGCTGCCATTGACAGGGCACAGCGTCGCCTCGATGCACACGAGAACGAGTTGATGAATGAGTTGCAGGAGGCCGAGCCGGATACGCCCCAGCCGTACATCGTGGTTTATCCGGAGGATCGTTTGGAGACCGCGGGCGAGAACGAGAGGATTAGGTTGACGTTCGTGGTTCTCGATCTGAAAGAGGACCACGCCATCATCGCAGAGCAGTTGGAGTACGTCACATGACAGTGAGTTAGGGTCTCTTGTCAAAGCAATCACGCTTTGATAAGTAAGGACGCAGCCCACTAACGGGCTGCGAGAAGAAGGAGAGAGTATGGTCGGAACAACACAAGACAAAGAGGGTGCGTTCGCGGCAGCCACGCACACTGCGGTGGACTGCCCGCATGGGAGGGATTGCAAAGTTTGCTTCCCTCCCGAGGCCGTTGCCCAACACGCCAACGCCGGAACAGTGGACATCATGTGCGCTGGCAATGACGCTGGCCCGTGCATCGCTGGCCCTCGCAAGAGGCCGTTCAAGCTGCGGGGCACACGGGGTCAGGTCATTGCATGGCTGGCCCACTTTGGAGAGGTGGGATACCGCTGCAAATGCGGCGGCGAGTTCTTCTCGCCAAAGCTCACAACGGAGATTAAGGCCGTGGCTTTGCAAAGCATGACCCCCAAGGCTGGGGAGATCGAAGCTCCAGAAGAGACCGAGGGGGCGGAGTGGGCCACGGAGCCGGTGATTGAGGAGCCGACTACGGGAGGCAAGACGGGCGAGGAGATCTTGGCCCTGCTGCTTGGAAAAGACACCGTCACACGAGAGGAGGAGCCAGAGGAGAAGACGGATGATGGAAGTGCGTTCATCGAGATGGATTTACAAGGCCCTGCCACGGAAGTGGAGGTGGACGAGCCGGAGGGGGACGACGATGACATCGACCCGTTTTTGAGAAAGACTCGACTCCTGTCACGAGTCACACACCAAACCCGCTAACGCGGGGTACAAACGGAGACAATGAAAATGGACAATACCAAAGAAGGAATCCAGCGGGCACGCGAGGCGACGAAGGCGTGGGCAAGTGCTCCTGTCCACAAGAGGGATTGGAAAAGAGCCAGACTCGCGTTTGAATGCACAAGGAATTTCGTACTTTATGGGGTCCCGGGTACTGGCAAAACCTACACCGTCATCCAGTGGCTGGAAGGTGAGGGGCGGGAGTATATCCGGCCCATCGTCCACGAGACGAGCAGCGCAGATGAGCTGCGGGGTCACGCAGTGCAGGTGATCGACGAGACCACGGGAAACACCAAGTTTGAGACCCATGTTGGCCAACTCTTGGA